GTGCTCTCTACGCGGAGAGCTACTGCCATGTTATAGAGATAGATGGCGCGGCTCGGCTGACACGGATAGAGGATTACTCCGCTTTCGGCTTCGGCGGCTTGCTCGAAGATGCTTTGGAGGGCGTACTCTGTGTTTTCTGAGATGGTACGGCTCATGTATAGATTTCCTCGGACTTGATGTATTGGAGGGTGTCCTGGGAGCGGGTTACTCCCACATAGGCAACGTTATCCTCTTGAACCAGTTCCCATTCCTGTTCCGCGTACTTGCTGGGGAGCAGGTGAGGGTCGAGAAAGAGGACGTGCGGCCACTCGCGGCCCTTTGCCCGGTGGATGGTGGAGAGTTGGACCTCTGCGGGCCGATAGCTTCGATCATTTGGGTTGGGATAGAGGCTGGAGAGGTGGGATTGAACCCCCTTCAGGTCCTTGTGGTGCTCTGCGAGGGCGATGAGAGCCAGCTTTTTGTCCTCAACGCGGCCTTTGGAGCGGGGCTTGCGGGAGATTTCGCGGTCGGCCCACTTCTGGAGGCGGTCGATGAAGTCACTTGAGGACAGATTTCGTTTAGTGATCCGCTTTGTGAGGGAGATTAAACCCTTGCCGATGTCTTGGCCCGCGACCTCAGCGGTTCGGCCCGAGATCAGGAGCTTGAGTGCGAGGCGGATAAGCGGTGCATTGTTGCGGCAGAGGACGATAGGAGGGACGGACTGGATGTGGAGGTCGCTTAGGGTCTCTACGCGGCCCTCGATTGCGTCGGGCGCGGCTTCGATGTCGGGAACCCAGCGTTGAGCTTCTTGGATCACGGCCTTGGGACAGCGAAAGGAGACTGTGAGCGGAAGCTCCTGCATCTTGAAGCGGGAGATGAGGGCAGAGTAGGAGTCTGCGAGGGCGCCACGGAAGGCGTAGATGGCTTGGCGAGGGTCGCCCGCGACTATGATGCGACCGCCGGGGAGCAGAAGTCTTCCAGCCATCATGTGTTGGAGGGTGTTCCAGTCCTGCACCTCGTCTCCGATGAGGGTGGGGAAGCGCGGGAAGCGATGCGGCCAGAGGAGGGCGATGTAGAGCATGTCATCGAAGTCGATGAGCCCGTCTTTTAGGGATGATGTGTTCGATATGGTGAGGACCTTGCGGCAGATGGAGAGGATCTCATCGTTGAAGGTTATGTCGTATTGGTCGGCCAGGTTCTCCCACTCCTCGGGGGTGTCGGGGAGCAGGGCGGGAGTAGTGAGTTGGCCGGGTATGATGCCGAAGGTCTTGGCGAGAGATACGAGCTTCATGACCGGGGATTGGAGATCCCATCCGGCCTCCGCGTCCTCTATCACGAGCTTGGTGATGTCGTAGAGCTTGGACTTCTCGATCTTGGTGAACTTGCCGCTGTTGCGGATTGCGGCGAGGCCGATGGAGTGAAGGGTCTGCGCGGGGAACTTGCGCGGCATCTTCTTGCCCAGCTCGGTGACGGTGGACTTGGAGAAGGAGGTGGACAGGCCGGAGGACTGACACTTGGTAGCCCAGGTTTGCAGGGAGAAGGTTTTGCCACTGCCGGCCCTCGCTTTCAGAGCGATGCTGTCGCGAGAGGCCGCGGTGTCGAAAAAGGCTTCTTGTTGTGGGGTGTAGATCATGGTTTTCTCAGGGTGATAATGGAATTGTGTACGAGATACCCATCTCCGTCACTCGCAGCTATCAGCCAGTATCCGTCTTTGGTCGGTCCGCCGCAGAGATAACCGAAAAGGATGGATTCTCGGATCTCTGCGAATACTTCTGCACCAGAAACGAAACGGCAGTTATCCTCGTAACAGAAGGGGCCATCTTCTGGGTCTGTGTGGCAAGTGTGATAGGGGCAGGCCTTGGTGTAGCATTCTATGGTCATCTTAGAGTCCTGGTGGGAGGTTTTCACGCTCTTCGTCGGTCAGGCCATCTTCCATGCCGATGTCCTGGCGCTCTGTGTTGCACATTCCGTAGAAGACGTCCTGGCTGCACCGATATCCATACTTGAGGGCGTGAAAACGTAATTCCTCGAAGGTGTCGGTTTCGTGCAGGGCCTGCATGTTCCCGTCTCTGGTGATTCGGTAAATGACGTATGGCATGGTGGTCTCCTATTTGCTGATCTTCAGCCGTTCGGCGAGCTTCTTCGCCGCGAAGTCCATTGCCTCTGCGACGAAGGTGGAGTCAACGGTCTTGTTGAAAAGTTGCTTGAACTCCCGCAGCTTCTCGGCCATCGTGCTGTCTACGGCCTTTGTGAAGGCGTTCTTTTCGCTGTCGTAGCGAGCTGCTTTGTAGACCATGTTGCGGTTGATTTCAGCGATCAGTTCCTTTCGAAAGGTGGTCGGCCCGCCTTGGCTGCCGTATCGATCGACTGAAGTGTATTCCGCATTCATCAGGTCTTCGATGAGCGCGGGCATCTGGTCGCGGACGGCGGATTGGAGTTCATCTTGGATCACCTTGGCTGTCTCGATCTCAACAGCATGTCCGATGCCTTTGTGTATTTTGCCCGTGATTACGCGGACTACTTCGGCTTTAATCGCTTCCTGCAAATCGCAGGGATCGTCGCCTTCGTAGAAGATGTCGGAAAGGTCGAGTTCGATTTTCATGGTTGCCTCCTATTTCAGTTTTTCGAGCATCTCTTCGCACGAGTCTTCTATCTTCCGTATCAACTCGTCTCGCATGGCAAGGATGTCTGCTGCCGTGACCTCACGGGATTCGGTGGCGGGCGGAGAAGTCAGCTTGGCGTAAGCGGTTCGCACGTCATTACGGAGCTGCGCGCCTGCATCTTGTGGGTCCATCGGCGCATGGCCACCCGGCATCACGTTGATGTCCCACTTGCCGCGCTGCGGGATGCCGATGGTTGGCTCGACCTCACTGTGCATCAGCACGGTCTTCTCTGTAATCGGGATGCCGTAGCGCACGCAGAGCGTTGCCGCCAACTCTGCCAGCGTGTCCCACTGGATGCGCTTGATTGGGTATCGGCCTGGGTCGAATGGCTTTTCCTTGGCCCCGGCCATGCAGCACACCGCAAGGCCGATTGTTTTGGTGTTCCAGTAGCGGACGTGTGCGGCATACTCTCCGGTCACTAAAAAATCGTTTGCGCTGACCAAGAACTCGCCGGGGTGCACCACCGCTTCCCCGTCTACGAGGAAGTGGTAGTGGTTCCGGTCAAGGGACGAAGGGACGTAAGACCCCCCGGTCCAGTGAGCGACGATCTGCTTGGCCGATGAATCGGGCAGGTTTAGTGGTTTGTCGGTTTTCATGACTTGTCATCCTCCCAAGTTGCCTTCGATCGCCGCAATTAATGCATCGTCCTGGTCTCCATGCTCGCCATCGCAGCTTGGATAACACTCTCCAATAAACGGGGTGCCGATTGGACTGGTCCTTTTTAGATAGGCCCCTCTTTCAGCAATCTTGTGTACGTTTTGCCCACACAGACGGCAATGCATTGTTGGGGCTTTTGAGTTGGTGTTAGTCATATTAGAAATATCTCCTTTCGTCGTCGTCTGCGAAGTCTGGCGCGGGGCCGGACTGGTGCTTGATGCTGCTCGTTGAAGTGCGCGGGCCATCATCCTCGGTTTCGTCATAGCGGTGTCGATGCAGCATCCCGACCATCAGGAAGAACATCCCCGCTCCTCCGAAGAGGAAAGCCATAACGGCCCATCCGATGCAGGCGCTCATAAGGTTTCTCCCATCTCTAGCGTTGGCTCAAACTCAACATCCACGATGTTGCGCAGCAATGTGAGTTCTGCGTCGCGAGCAGTAGGATATGTGCTGGTCCGGTCTTCCCACTGCTCAGTAAGAGCGTTCCACTGCTGACCTACCCAAATGTGGCGAGAGTATCCTGAGCCAAATGTCTGTCTGGTGCGGTGAGTTAGCCGTAGTCTCATCATCTCCACCACCCCCGGCTTTCGCCGAGTTCGGCCAAATAAGCGCCGATGGCCAAGGCCCCCATGAAGCAGGCCAGCCCGGCGAGAAGCAGGAACAGGTTGTCGAGGCTCATAGCTGGTCCTCCAGCTCTGCGATCTGGTTTTCGAGCTTCTCTATCTCGTCCTCGAGGTTTGCTTTCTCTGTCTCGAGGTCTGCGATCTCGTCGCGGAGTCCCATGATCTCGTCGTCGCGGCCTTCGAGTTGCTGCTCGAGGCTTGAGATCTTCTCTTCGGAGTTTTCTAGGCCGTTGGTGAGGGAAAGGATCTCTTCTTCCTTCTCTTCAAGAAAGGAGACGAGATGGTGTGCCAGTGCGTCGCGCTCCTTGCTGGAGTCAAGAGAATTGTAGGTGCTGAGGGCTTCGTCGAGAGTGAGGTGGGAGATGTTCATGATTTCCTCTTGGTGCGGTGAATGGAGAGATGGATCTCGGTTGATTCTTTGATGGCCTTGAGGCAGAGCAGAGCGACTTCATCGCTTTCGCGAATGGCCCACTCGGGGGAGTGGGGATTATCGATCTCACTTAGGAGCTTGTCGCGGATTAGCTCGCGCGCAAGGCGGGCGGCTGAGTCGGAGTGGGACATATCTTACTCCTCTGGCAGCCAGTCTTCAGAGAGGATGATGGGGAGAGCGCTTTGCGGCGGGTCGAGGTGGACGCGCGCGCCCGGCTGAGAATAGACGAGGACTTGGAGGTTTCCGCGCGCGCCTCTTGTCACGTGGGCTTTGAGCACGGAGTTGCCGAGGGGATCGACCAGCTCGATCACTTCGTCTTGGGTGAAGACGCGACGGGTTTTCATAAGAGGCTCCAATACAGGTGATCGTAGGCGATGGCGCGGAGGAGTTCGAGTTCGCCTCGGAGTTCCTCGTAGATCTCGTCAGGAAGCGGCTCGTCGAGGCAGTAGATGAGGGCGAGGATGAGGCCGTCGATTACTCCGACGATGGATCTCCAGCGGTGGATTTGGTCCTCGCGGGTTGTTGCTTGGTGGGCGACCTTCCAGTCGATGCGGAGGGCGCGACAGATTTGCTCGGTGTTCATGACTCTGTTGATTCTCTAAATGGAGTGGTATTCTCACGAAATGGAAAGGCATGCTTAAGGTAATAATAGGCCAGAGACCCATATAGGAATGGGCTGGCGCGCCCGGCGCGGAGATCCTCCAGCCACCAAGCCATGACTACTGGGTGTAACTCCTTATGCAGTATATCATACCACGGAGTATCAAAACAATCCTCTTTTTGAGTGACTTGGTAGATAGGACATGGGCTTCCTTTCATGTCGCAGAGTACACCATAATCTGTTTCTCGATTCATACACAGGCTACAAGAACCTGCTGAGATTGAGTAGGGTAGCCCTTCGTCGTGTTTGCGGGCGTTATCCCACCAGTGCTTTATAGCTAGATCAAGTTCTGTAATCATGGGTTTGTTTAATCCTCTTCAAAGGCATTTTTTATTAATTGTTTAACTTGTTCATCAGTAGCTTCATAAAAATCATAAGTTTCATATGAATTTCTTGGACTATAAAAAATAAATTCTTTTTTATCTTTGCAACGAGTAACACCAACAGCACATCTTTTAAATGATTCATCAACACCAGATAAAATTGCTGCTAAAATCAGTATCCACTCTTCTTTTGTTCCTTCGACGGAAACAGAATAAGGAACTCGGTCTCCTGTATCCTTATTTATTAAAACATACCAATTATCAATTTCATCACATCTTTTTAAAGTAAGATTAATACTCATTTGTTTTCTCCTGTGAATAAAAGCGTCCTTGCTGGATGATCCCTTGGCCAAGTCACGGCGGGCCCTTGGGGGGGAGGAGCAGCCAGTGGCGAAGACTGACTGCGCCGCCTTGGCTGCCGCGAGTTACTTGAAGCGCCACTCGCGGCTAGGCGCTGGTTTTAGAGTAAATGGTGTGGGCACAAAATCGAGGATTTTGGCCCTACGGGTTTTGCTCCGTTGCGGGTGCTGTGTGCCCCTGAAGGTGCTGGAGCCACTTGCGCTCGCAGATCTCGAGGCGCTGCGTCACGGCTGCGAGCTGCTCTTCGAGGTGGGAGACGCGCGTGTCGATGCGCTCCTTTCGGGACTGCGAGGCTTTGAAGTAGGAGTCGAGGCCGAGGGCGATGGCGACGGTGCGGCAGTTAGTGACAGAATACTCGGTGCCGTGGATTTCGTTGAGGATGAGGGGGAGTTCCTCCCATCCACAGTTCTTGGACTCGGGCGTGGTGTTTATAAGCTGCTTGAGCTTCTCTGCCAGTTCTGTCTTTTCGCGGAAGTTGAGGTAGCTTTTCATTATCAGATCTCCTGCGGGAAGGTGTCTGCGGTGACTTGGCGGTAGGTCCAGCCGTTTATGCTCCAGACGCGGTACTCGGCGTGGAGGAGGGAAGTGAGGAATTTATTGATATACTCTGCACCCTGCTTCTGACGGCAGAGGCGGTGAATGCTCGTCTTCTGGTGGCAGTCGAGGGACCAGGGAGAGATCTCTTCGCCACCGATGTTCACGTGTGCTGTGTGGCGAGGAGGATTGAGATCCCGCTCGATTAGTCCGCCCTGGCCATAGAGGACGTTACGAACAGTGGCTCGCCCGTAGGTGTCGGGGCGAAGATCGCGGAAGCCTTCGGCGCCGACAGTGGCGCGGGTTTCGCCGGGAAGAAAGCGCTTCACGCGGGGAGCAGAGGACCGAGGCTTTGAGCTTGCGGGCTTTGCCTCGGAGGCGAGCTTCAGCTTTCTGAGGCGCTCTTTTAGCTCGGGGGTTTTTCGGATGATGAGGCCGGTCATTGGTTTCTCCCGTTGAATGTCACTGGAAATAGCACTATACCATATTTTGTGGGGATGGTAAAGGGGCTCAGACGGTTATTTTTTGAAGCTGCGGGGTTTTGGCTCCTAGTGGTTGGGGAGGGACGAGTTGCTTGTGGCCCTCGCGCCCGCAGGTCCAACCTTGCATGGAAGGGGACCAGCCGGGCTCGAGGGTCACGTAGCGCCCGCGACCGTGCCGGAGAAGGGGAGCCCATCGGATGATGGCTTTTCTGCGGCAGGAGCAAGTGACGCGGTAGGAGGTCATGATTGCCTCTGTGCGTCGTGCTGGTCCCACTCCTCGAGGGCGAGATCCCAGATCCAGTGGGTCTCGATGTCGAGCCACTCGTCGTGGTCAAGATTGATTGCCGCTTCTTCGGCAAGGTGAGTTGCGGTAGCGTAAGGGTTTTCTGCGAGATAGTCTCGCATGATGGCGCGGGCCGCGGCTGTTTTTACTCTGGTCATGTGGGCTTTCTGGCTTTGTGGCTTCGTTTCCGGTTAGAGAACTTGCTCAGCATACATATAAACTCCTGTAATGCCTGCGTCGAGTGTCAGGAGGCGCGCGGCGACTTGGAGATCGGGGACCTCGAGGGTGGACGGGTCTAGGACTTGGAGGTTGGCGTTGTCGATCAGCTTTATGATGTATTTTAAAAGTTTCTCGCGCTTAGCGATCTCCTTCTGCTGCTGCTCGATGATCTCGGAGGAGGTGAGGGTGCTGTGGGATTTTACTTGGGTGCTCATGTGTCTTGCTCTTCTGTGCTCTGTTTCTCTGTGCTTCGCTTCCGTGCGGCTCGTCAGGCCCGAGGGTCCGTGGGCGACCAGCCTTGCGGCTGGTTTCGTTTACACTTATTGGAAGTTTCCGAGATACGTGCCTCGTGATGTGCTCTGTGAAGGGCTTCGTGAGGTGTTTTTCGGCGCCGTATCTTTCTTCATGCCTTGCAGCTCCTGCTTTAAGATCTCGACGCCAAGACGTTCCAGCTCAGGATCGTTTAACTTTCGTCCGAGGTCAATGGCTGTGACACTCCAGCTCATCGGGTCGGGGTCGGTCCAGGAGGTGCCGATGCCTCCGAAGGGCGTGGAGATACCGATTGAATGGGCGCTCTGGTTGGGCGCCGTGGTGTTGGAAGGGGAGATGGAAAGGGAGGGCGGATAGTAGTATCCCTCATCGAAGGTGGTGGAGGAGTTAGAGGAGGAAGTGCCTCCAGTTGCGGAGCTGGAGCTGGAGCTGTTGCTGCGGCTGTTGCTGGAGCTACGGCTGGAGCTGCTGCTGTTGCTTCGAAGGCTGTTCTTGTTATAGTTCTTGTTGTCGTTCTTGTTATAACTCTTGTTGCTGATGTCCTCTTGGTAGCCACCGGCGAGGGCCGCGGAGGTGAGGAGGGAGGCGATTGCGATTGCGGTGAGCTTTTTCATGATGGTCTCTTGGTCTCTTGTGGGGGTGAAGACGTCCGTGTCGGGGTTCTCTGCTCCGTTATGAATGCGTATAGCCGTTCTGGTGCTCCTCTGTGCTCTGTGCTGGTCCTTGTCGCTCGTCAGTCCCTGGGCTCCTTGGGAGACCGGCGCGTGGCCGGTTTCGCTCGCTCGCTCGTGGCTATGTGGGGAAGATTTCGGCCCACTCCTCGGGGGTCAGGCCGCTGATGAGGAACTCGCGTTGGTCCGGGGAGAGGAAGGGGAAGGCTTCTTGAACCAGCTTGCCTTGCTGGTAGGCCTCGTAGCCTTGGCTCATTTGCTCGGCGGTGATTCCTGGGAATACCATGTGCTTTGCTCCGACGTAGATGGTGACTTCGTTGGAGGTGGAGGTTGAGGAGACGATGAAGTCTTGTAACATGTTATTTGTCCTTGGAGTGATCTGCGATGTCCTCGATGTCGCTCGCCAAAGCCGAATCGGCGTATGTGTAGGACGAGCCTTCCGGTCCGCCGCGCAGACCAGCTAGTAGCCTTTCGGCTACGGAAGTGGGATGCACGCCGAGACGTATCGCCACTATTGCCCTACGGAGTAGAGCTTCGAGATTGTCGCGGCTTTCTGATGTGAAACGGTTAGTCATGATGACCTCTTACGTGTGTTTCTCACTCTCTGGTTTCTCGGGTAGTGGAGGGATGGGTGTATGGGGAAAATGCGGGATTTTCCCCATACGGTTTTTGCTCTGATGCTCTGATGATCTGGTGCTCTGGTGCTCTGGTGCTCTAGCGCGCTAGCAGACCAGCGTCTCGTAGGTTAAGGGTGAGGTGTGCTCGAGCTGGAGCTTGCCGAGTCCTCTGAGGATTTGGCGTTGGTCTTCAGTGTACTTCTGGCTCACGGTGGTGAGACAGATGATGCGAGTGCCGCGAATCATCTGGTCGGACTGGACCTTGGAGACGTGGATTTCGCTGGAGTTCGCGTTATCGGCGATCGGGGTGATGTCGAGGAGGTCGAAGACTTCGTCGTCTTCGCTATAGATGCGGATATTGCAGATGAACTCTACGGTGGGATGAGTGGCACGGCCACTGCACTCTGTGTAGCACCCTTCGGGTGTGAAGCGGACGGTGCAGTCCGGGTGTTTCGCGGCAGTTTTGCGGACCGCCGCAGTTTTTAGGACGCGCAGCTCCTCGGTGAGGAGCTCGATGCGGGAGCTGATCTCGTCGGAGGTGGTCTTGTGGGTGCGATTTTTCAGGATGCTCATCTGCTGGTGCTCCTCTGTTGCTCGGGTTACGGTTGCAGGGTCAGATTACCATATGGGCGGGCGGATGTCAAATACGGTATGGTGTATCCTGTTTGGGGGCAGGTACGGGGGAACGGGTGCATCTAATGGTGTGGCTGTGGGACGCTAGGCGTGCGATGGGGCGCGCGCGGGCGGTGCGGCGTACCCTGGGCAGGGGTTCGGGCGCCGCGTGTTTGACGGGCGATTATCAACCAAACCCATACTATTTCAGACTATAGCAGGGTAAAACTAGGGTGAAACTAGGGTGAAACTAAAGAAAACCAATGTTTCGGGTTTTGGGGGTTAAGTCGGTTGAGTCGAAAGCCATATGGTTTTTGCTTGGTGGCTCGGGTGCTTGGTCGCTCGGGTGCTCGGGTGCTCTGCTGAGAGAACTCTGTGGGGTTTTGCTGTATATATAAAAAATTTTTTATAATAAATGAAAGAAGGGGAGAGGACTCTGGAGAGAAAACCGTATTCCGAGTTTTTACTCCCTTGCGCGAAAGTATGGTTGTTGGTTGATAAGTCCGGGATTGGTTGGTTGTTGGTTGTCCCCCTGGTTGGTAGAGGGTTGGGCAACAAAACCATATGGCTTTTACTCCAAAAACAAAAAAAGCCCTGATAAACGGGGCTTTTCAGTGGATTTTAGGTGGATCAGAGACCAAACTGGATACTGGCGTTAATCAGATTGATTTCCGCGATGATCGCGGGCGGCAAGTCTGTCTCGTATAAGGCAATCGGCGCTGGTTGCCCCGTCTCCCAGCACGCTTGGGCTTCTTCTGCAAGGTACCAGTAGCCTAGTCTGTCCAGATCGTAGAGTGCTAGATCGACTAATGTCTCGATTTTCATTGTGTTTCTCCCGTTACGAAAAGCCGTATGGCAAAAAACCGGGGGATTTCGCCCCCGGTTTTTACTCGGATCAGAACAACTGCGGTAGATCAGAGGGCTTTGGTCCCTTTTCGGCCACTATGCCCTCGTGGATTTTCACCCATTGCGGTAACGCGCGGATGTAATCCATGTATTTCTGGATGTGCTCGTCCGACATGATGTCCACCGCATTATCCGTATCGGTGGCAACCTTGTTTGCGACGAGGACCAATGCCGTCTGCATAATCCAAACGTCCTCGAGGTCGCTGGACTTGTATGGCTTCACACCCTTTCCGCGCCTCGCGTTCCAGAATTTCAGATCCGCTTTGGTCTCGCTATCCATGCGAGTCCCGCCGCCGCCGCCGCCGAATCTGTACGATCCGTCATACAGTTTGCCGTTGCGTTCGCAGATACTGCCATACTGCTCGGCTTCGTCGCCGGGATACTTTGCCGTCGCGTCACGTAGCGTTTCGCCGTAACCCTTCTGCATTAAGGCGACTGCCAAATCGCTAACCCCGTCGGGCAGTTCGATTGGCAGAATGAAATCCGCACCGCGAATGCTAGCTGAAAGAATTGCGTTCATTACTATCTCCGGTTACGGGCCGCGACATGCAGCCCTCAATACAAATACTAGCACAACTACGGAAAGACACATGGAAAATATTTCTATTGCCCTATCAGTTCCATCTATCCCCCCTGTCCGCGCCGCTATCTAAGGAACCGCGCGCGAATAGCAATAACCATGCCAGCCGCCACGAGCACAGCGCCAGCGCACCGCGCACCAGCGCCGCGCAGCACCAGGCACTCGAACCAGGGGGGGGGGTACAAATCAGTGAGGCAGGCGACCCCCCACCCATCTCTACCGCGCGCCTGTATGTACTATAGACCTCGGTCTCAAAAATTTCATCTACTTTCCAAAAGGGGGTCTCAAAACTTTCCCCACTTTCATATTTACCTCGGTCTCAAAAATTATATACTTTCACATTAAGAGCCAATCCCCTATCCCCTTGACTTCCTCCCCCATCCGTGCCAGAGTACCAGAGAAGCAAAGCCCAGAGTCGCAGAGCCTCGAGCCCTCAAGCCATGAGCCAGAAGCAGAGCCCTCCCTCTCCCCCACGCGCGCCGCGGCTGAGTGCCTTGCGGGCGGCTTTCTCCTCGGCCCTGCGGGCGCCGCCTGCGGCCATGCGCTCCTCCCCGGCGGTGATCGAAGCCCAGAGTCGCAAAGCACAGAGCCCTCGCACCATCCAATCCCTACTGCGGAGCAAGCCATAATGCCCGGTCCATGTGATTCCCCTTACGCGGCGAAGGATTGTCGCCAGAAGCAAGCCGCGAAGACAGAAGCAAAGCGTGACCCGATGATCGCTCCCGAGAAACCGCCCCTCACTGCGGGTGGCCTGCGATCCTTGCTTCCGGAGAGCCTCGACCCGCGCAAGCGGCTGCGGCGGTTGGAAGAGAAATACGGTCTATGACCCTGCGATGTACCGATGGGCCGAGCATGAACCTCCAGCTTCAAAGCTCACAGGCACACGAGCCCGTGGTACCGCTTACGAGCGACGGGTGGAGAAGCATCTCCTCGCGCTGTGCACGCGCCGCGGCTGGACGCTCCATTCCCATCGGTGGATCGAGGGGCCGGAGGGCTTCTTGCAGCCCGACTTCTTCATCGTCCAGTCCCAACCAGAGAGCCCACAGGAGCAAAGCACAGAGTCGCAAAGCACACAAGCTCCCAACTCTATATTGCTCGAGTGCAAGCTCACCTGGACGGACACATCGCTCCAGCTCTCAAAATACTTGCGGGCGCTGCAATTCATGGGCTACGAGCCGGTGCCGGTCACGGTCTGCCGGAATCTCAACCCCATCGCGCCCGCCCCGATTCTTTCACTAGACGAGATCTATCCGTGGGCAACATGGCATCTTTGGATATAACAGGAAAGAAGGGAAAGAAGCTTGAAATAGCCCCTCCCGCTCAATCGCCCTGGCCGTGGCTTACGCGGCCCGCAGATTTCGTCCCGCTAAGCGACCTCCGCCAGATTCAAAATCGTGCAAACGACTACTTCACTACCTGCTACGAGCGAGACATCCGGCCCACTCTCACGGGCCTCTCGCTCGCGGTTGGAGTCCCCGGTCCCACCTCACTCCAGCGGCTGGCGCAGCGCCGCCCAGAGCTACGGTGGATGATCTCGCGCTGCCTCACTGCGGTCGCCCACTCCTACGAGACGATGATCGCAGAGGGTGGGTCTCCAGCCGGTCCCACCTTCATGCTGAAGCAGATTCCTGAGTTCGACCCCGACGAGCCCGCCGGATCAAAGCCCGTCCAATACTGGACTGATCGCCGCGAGCTGGTAATCAATGCTCGAGTCCACGGCGCACGGAGGCCAGAGGATGAGGGCAGTGAACTCACGCCGCGCGAGTCCTATCTGCGAGTCATCCACGGCCAGGCCGATGACGATATACTCGAGGGCCCACTTGATGTATCGTCGGAGCCGAAAGCTAACTCCCTAATGGAGCTGCTCAGCTCCGGCGACCTCGACATAGAGAGCGAGTAAGGTGCCGCGGCCCTCTATCGACTTCTCTGCTCCCGACTACGGCCCGATCTACGAGTATCGGCGCCAAGCAGCCCTGCGCCTGTTAAAGCAACGCGGCGCGATAGCCTCAGCACGTGAGTTCTATCGCACTCACTGGGTCGAGTTCATCAACGATTGGGGCATGACCTTCGACCCGCGAAAGGATCACGATAAAGAGAGTCCCTTCATCCTCTTCCCAAAGCAAGAGGAATATGTCAACTGGGTCTACCAGCTCTGGAAGACTCGCCGCCGCGGCCTTGGCGAGAAGTCGCGTGAGGTAGGCTTCACCTGGCTCTCCGCAGCAATCGCCGCGTGTATGTGGCTCTTCGAGCCTAACTCTGTGGTGGGATTTGGCTCCCGCAAAAAGGAGCTAGTAGACAACGGCAACGATGACCCGGACTCCATCTTCTGGAAGGTCCGCATGTTCATTGATAATCTGCCCGAGTTCTTCCTGCCTCCCGATTGGGAAGACGGGCGCAAGTCGATGGTTGTCCCCAACCGCTCAAATGGCGCAGTGATAAAGGGCGAGATCGGTGATGAAATCGGGCGCGGTGGCCGATCCTCTATCTACTTCGCTGATGAGTTCGCGCATCTTGAGCACCAAGACATGGCAGAGAGTGCCCTGTCACAGAACACCGACTGCCGCATCTATATCTCTACGGTGAACGGAGTCGGCAACCTTTTTTATCGGCTGCGGCAGTTTCTTCCTCGCGAGCAGATCTTCATCTTCGACTGGACAGACGACCCGCGCAAGCGGATCAATCCAGAGATCCCACCCGAAGAGGAAGAGTGGTATCTCACTCAAAAGGCAAACCTGCTCCCCACCACGCTGGCCTCTCAGGTAAACCGCGACTACAACGCGGCGGTCGCAAATGCCTTTATCCGCAGCGAGCTGATTCGGCAGGGTGAGGAAACTCACATCTCCTCTATCATCCAACCGCCCCAAACTCCTTGGCGCATCGGAGTCGATGCAGCAGGTCTTGGAAATGACGAGATCATCGTATGGAGGCGCCGCGGCCGACTCTCCCTCCCTCCACTGGTGTTTCGTCACCTCGATGGAGTACAGCTCGCTACTATCGTCGAAAGGGAGTGTAAACGTCTTTTGGACTCGGCGCCTGTCGCGCTCATCGGAATCGAGCGTGATGGTCCTGGTGGGAGCTGTGCCGATCAACTCAAATACGGACCCTTCGCCTCTGTTACTTGCGCCGTTCACACAGGCGCTAAGCTAGCGGACGGGGAGCATTACAACCTCCGCGCGTGGCTCCATGCCCAGGCGCGAGACTATATGGAATCCAACGAGATCCACCTGCCGCGAGACGATACCTTCGCGTCCCAAGCGACAGCTATCCAATACGAGTACAAAGGTGGGCTACTCCTCATCGAGTCGAAAGACGACTATCGCTCTCGCTTCGCAATGGGCAAGTCGAAAGCGGAAAAGCGTGCAGGCCGCTCGCCTGACCGATGGGACGCCTTTGTGCTCACTTTCATTCCAAACCGATCCAAACCAATTGCGAGCGCCGCAGAGAAGTTTCCGGGCTTCTCGGGATCTAAAGCTTGGCGTCCGCTCGACGCAGTGATGGGGTATTAGATGCCAACCTTTATCGAAGAACTTGTCGTCCACAAGCTGCGTGCGCTTGATATAGAAGTCGAGCGCAATGCTGTTTTCTCTGCCGCAACCTTTGAAACGCTTCTGACCACGGGCACCCTGACCTCGACGGGCGCAGCCGTTTTTGAGGAGCTAATGCTCTCCGACACAGTGTGGGAGGACATGCGATTTCCGGCCACGCGCACCAAGCTTGGGTCTAATGACAAGCCGGACTTCGACTACACTAACATCGGCCTGCTCTTTCCTCAAAACAATACCGGCGAGATAGTCTACGTCACCGATCAAACGCCTCACGCGATGATTGAGACGGACGTGGTGTGGAAACCTCACATCCACTATATCCAAACCGGCGCGACGATGCCGACCTTTACCCTGTCTCAGCGCATCTATGCGAACGGCGCGGCGCCTCCAGCCTTCGCCTCTATCGACACGACGGGCGAGGGAATCTTCACTTACACTTCTGACTCAATGCTACAGATCCTCCCGTTCCCGGACATCGAGGTAGATGACTCCCTCGGGGTTTCTGCGTGGTTCGACTTCAAGCTCTTCCGCGACGACAACGATGTTACGGGAGATGTCCTCTTCAAGGGCTTTGACTTCCACTACCCGCTGGATCGCCTCGGGTCGCGTGAGGTTTATTCCCGATGAGCAGCTTCCAGCGATGCTAACCCATCACGATAAGCTCGAACTGCTCTCTGCGCTGCTCGATGCCCATTATCAGGGCGAGCAGCGCCTGGGGACTCTGGCTGAGCTGGCGGCCCTCGATCATCCCGAGGGCATCTGCACTGTAACCCTATCCACGACGCTCCTTTACAAGCTCCTAACACAGGATTCCTCCGATGCTGCCTGAAATGTCTGATGACTTGCTCGCGCCTCTCGCAAAGAAGCTTTGCGGCGATCGGGATGAGGCCATAAAGGATCGAAAGTCCTCTGGCATAGAGCAGGTGTGGTCCAAGGCCCGCGAGCAATACGCGGGGATTGATGAGCAGAACAGAGATCGCTTAAAGTCCACTCTCGAAAAGAGCGAGACACTGGACTCTCCCGCTTATATCTCCTCGCCGGTTGGAAAGGCCGGAGAAGAGTCCCGCTCTACGGTCTTCGTCAACATCACGCGCCCCTATACTAATGCGGGCACCGCGCGAGTCGCAGACATCCTTCTTCCGACGGGCAAGATGCCGTGGGATTTGCAGCTCTCTCCCGTTTCGGACACGCAGCTTCTGCGCGACACGCTTGCGATGTATCCCGAAACTGCACAGGCTCTGACGCAAATCATCCCCGCCCTTACGCAGGATGAGGAAACTGCGAAGGTCGCGATGGAGAACGCGAAAAACATCCTGAAGGATTGGTTGAAAGAGACTGACTGGCTTAATCATGTGCGGACTCAGATCACAGAGAGTGGAAAAGTCGGCACCGGCGTCCTGAAGGGGCCTTTTCCACAGAAGCGCAAGCTATCCAAGAATCTCCAGATGGCACTCGACATGGTGCCTCTGACCTTCGGCGATAATGTTGAAGCCGGGCTGGCTCTCCAAAAGAAGCTTGAGAGCCTTTTAACCTACCTCCCGTCTATCGAGTGTGTAAAGGTCGAGAACTGCTATCCAGCTGCGGGCTGCGGCGGAGACATCCAGAACGGAAAATACTTCTTCGAGCGGGTGCCTGAAGTCTCGCGCCGCAGACTCGAGGATCTGATGGACGATCCCACGTATCTTGACTCGCAGGTCCGCGCGTGTCTCGAGGAGGGGCCGAAGGATCATACGGGAAAGAAGCGGAAGCCCACAGATGGCTATGATTTATGGATTCGCACTGGCGACGTGGATCTCAGCGATGTGATTCCTGCTCTCGAAAAGATGGAGGAGGAAACCGAAGAAAGCTCTTGCACCTTCCTCACTGTCGTACTCTGCAACGGACGGGTGATTAAGATCGCAGAGCCCATGCTAGAGTCTAAGACTTTTCCCTACCGGATGCTCTTGTGGGAGCCGCGCGAGGACCACTGGGCCGGAATCGGAATCCCCGAGCAGATCGAAACTCCGCAGCGCGGCCTCAACGCGGCAGTCCGGTCTCTGATGGACAACATGGGCTACTCCGTCGGGCCGCAAGTCTTGGAGATTGAGGACCTCATCGAGCCAAAAGACGGCGATGACTACAAGATGCGGCCGTATAAGCATTGGACGGTGAAACCTGGGCTTCCGGGCGTCTCCACCGACACCGATCCCTCGAAGGCGATGACGTTCCTCGAGTTCCCCAACTATCTCAACGAGATAATGCCGGTCATCACCTACTGGCTGAAGATGGCCGAAGACACTACCGGCCTTCCGCTGCTGCTTCAGGGCCAAGCCTCTACGGATGCGGTCGGCGTCTCGCAGCAGCTCATGAACAACTCCACCACGAACTTGCGGCTGATCGTCAAGAATTGGGATGACTCTGTATGCAAGCCAAACATAAACGACTTATACGAGTGGTGCCAGCTCTATGGACCGGAGAACGCGAAGGGAGATGCTACTGCGGTAGCACTTGGGTCCTCGACCTTGTTAGTCAAAGAGCTGCAAATGCAGGCTCTACTACAGATTGGAGACCGGGTCTTGCAGCCGGTGTATGGCATATCACCTCAGAAATGGATGCAGACCTTCCTCGAAGGATTCCAGATTGACTTCGAGAACCTCCAGATGAGCGAGGAGGAACGGAAGCAGATGGAGGAGGCCTCTAACCAGCCTGACCCGCGCGTGGTTGTGGCTCAGATCGAGGCGCAAGGGAATGTGATGATCGCTCAGCTCAAAGATGCGACGGACAAGCTCAAGATCTATGTGGATGCCCAAGCCAAGGGCGCCTCTATTGAGCAGGCGAGGGACGCGGTCGAGACTCAGGCCGCCGCAAATATAACACAAGAAGCTATGAAGCAAGATGGAGCAGCGGCCAAGGCCGGCTTGCCTGCTCGGCCTCAACCTCAGCCGGAAGTTCCAGAGATGGATATAGATGCTGCGCTTGGAACTCTCGGCCTCCAATGAGAGACCTCTCACAATGTCGGATTACAAAGCACTGCGCACTTTGCTTGTGGATGGAGGCGGGGGAGAAAAGTACATTCCCCACTCTATCATGCTTGACTTACTCGAAAAGCGAGTTAGCGTCCTGAACAATGAAATCGGGAAGCCCCATCTGTCTCATGACGAAACTGAGTTCCGCCGCGGTCTCAGGTGGGAAGTCCTATCTCTTATGCAGGCCCTCAAGGACCGAGAGCCAGGGACAGTCATTCCGACTGGCCCGATAACTTAACAGAGCCCAAGTGGAGCTGAGATCATGTTTTACAGACTGATGAACGAGATGGAAGGTGAAGAAGGCTATAACGGAGCCGGTGGCGCAGAAGGTAGCTCGCCCGTAGAGGGAGGTCCTGCCTCCTTCGAGGGAAGCTCTGCCGGAGGCGATGAGCCGGAACCGAAGTGGCTCCGCGACTTTGACGAGGATACCGGCTATAGTATCTTGAAGCAGGCCCAACAGCTTCCCGATCACATGCGCGGGCTTGAGAGCCGCCTGTTCGGGCGCTTCGGTCCGCTCCAGGAGAAGCTGAATACCCTGGAAAAGTCGCTCTCCACGCGCGTCTCGCTGAATACGGAAGGGTTGAAAAAGGCACTGGACGCTTATGATGGGACAGGGGCGCTGAGTGAAGCTCTGCTCCCCGCCCTGAGTGAAGCGCTGAATGTTAGTCCTCTGGACGAGAATACCATCCGGCCCTTTATCGAACCCCTCCAGCAGTCTCTGACAGAGCAGATGGGCGAGAAGATCGTGCTCGCTCACTACAGCCCCAAGCAGATTGCGGGTATCATTCCAGAGATCAGCGATGGTCGCTGGAATCCTCAGAGCCAGCGGCATAAGGATTTTGTCGACTGGTACTCGCAACAGGGTTACGAAACACACCAGGCTCTTAACGAGTTCGGCCCGGATTACGTCCATGCGCTGCGCCAGTTTGAGAGTTGGGAGAAGGATCGCAACAAGGAAAGGGAGAAGGCTGCTGGAGCACAATCCACGCGGCTCGCTGGTGGGCAACAGCCCTCTAGCCAAGGACGCCGGACGAGGACTGCTGGACCGCAAACTGCGGAAGAGTTCTTCCTCGCCGGTTACAATGAAGCTGACTAATTGAGGCTCCTCTAATGGCAGGTCAAACTTACTCGACCGTTGCTGGTCGTTACGAGAAATTCAAGGGACGGATTCTGAAGAAGGCCGAAAAGCGTGAGATGCTCACGAAGCTCGGCGCAATGGACGAGATGCCGCAGAACAAGTCGGAGACCATCGAGTGGATGCGTTTCCTGCCTTACGGCGGTGTCGATAACCAGTGGATCGCTGCGGGCGGCGACACGGCTTACATCACGGCGCATCTGATCACCGAGGGTGTGACCCCCTCCCCCGACTCCGTGACCTACACCACGCTGTCCACGACCCTTCAGCAGATCGGCTGTCTCTACTCCTACACGGACAAGACCCGGTACGTGCATGAGGAAGGGATGGAGATCCCGCGTGAGATGGAAGACCAGACCGCGCAGCGCCTGGCCCTCTGCCGCGAGATGATGGTGTATGGTGAGCTGAAAAGCTGCACCAACGTCTTCTACGGCGGTACGGGTACCTCGGTGGCGACGGTGAACGGGCTTCCGTCAAAGGCGCAGTTCCAGAACATCTCGCGCGCCATGCTCGGCAAGCACGCTATCATGCTGAACTCGACGTTGAAGAGCGGCCCGATGTTCGGGATGCAGTCGGTCGCGGCCTCCTGGCCGGTCTACTGCCACACCGATATGGAGAAGACCTACGAGAACATCAACGGCTTCACCAAGATTCAGGACTACGGCGGTCGCGAGCTGCTCGATCCTGAGTACGAGATCGGTGCCCTCGGTCGGTTCCGCGTCATCATCAACCCGCTCCTGACCTACGCGCCGGGCGCCGGTGCCACTGGCTCCACCTACAAGGCCACGGGCGGCGACTACGACGTGTATCCTCAGATCGTGATGGGCAAGGGCATCAACGGTGGCGACGCCTTCGGCCAAGTCCCGCTGCGCGGCTTCAACTCCGTCGATGTCTCGCACATCGCTCCGAATGAGAAGTCGAAGAGTGACCCGCTGGGCCAGCGGGGCTATGTCGGCGCTATCACGTGGCAGGCTCAGAAGATCCTCAATGACGCTTGGATGGCGGTCTACTACACGGCGACGGAGGCGAACTAATGGCAGTTAGCACCGTAGATACGAAGGCTGTCCTTCGTTCGGGAATCGGTGCAGTCCAGGCGGACTCTTTGGCCGCCTGGATGGATGCCGTTCTCGACGCACTCGAAGCTGTGGGGGCTGTGCTGGATTCCGAGGCTGCTCTGACTGGAACCAGCATCGTCACCACTGTCTCCGCTATCATTGACGACTGAGGTATTTTCTCATGGCACTCACTTCCAATGTCCTGCTTCCGGCCCGCGTGGAAGGGCCGAATGTGGCGATGGGCTCCCGCACGGGGACTCGAACCGCCGCAAACTTCACCATCACGACCGGCTTTGCTCCCAAGTACGTCCGCGTCGTCAACCTCACCGATCGCGTCGAGATCGAGTACTTCGTGGACTCGAACCTGGACGCTACCTCGGGCAACGTCTTCGGCCTGAAGACCGTGGCTGCTGGCACTCGCACCTACGAGGCTGGCGGTATCTCGGTTCTGACGACTGAGGGCGCCTCGGGCCGACAGTTCGCTGTTACGGTGGCGACTGCGGGCCTCGAGACAGACAACGATGATGTTGTCTGGATTGCGATGGGCTAAGCCCGAAACCAAAAGGCGGGGCTAGTCCCCGCCTCCTCACGAGAATACTACGATGCCTACTTACACCCAGAAGAATGAGAGCACTGAGCCGAAAAAGGTTCACAGTTCGGTTGTCTCGGACGAAGAGTCGCTGGTCGCCCCGGTTGTCGAGGCGCAGGTCGAAGAGCTGGATGCTTATGCGAAGGAGCTGTCCTTCATGGCCGAAGAGATCGAGGTGATGATCCTTCCGTCTTACGACCAAAGCGATACCACGCGGCTTGTTGACATCTCCGTTAACGGCAAGTCCTTCTACTTCATCCGCGGCGAGTGGCGGAAGGTTCCACGCTACGTGCTGGAGATTCTGGCCACGGCCAAGCACCAGGCATGGAACTTCGGCTATAAGATCGCCGCGAATGGTGTCACGACGCAGACTCAGGACTCGTCGAATCTGCTCCGCTACCCTCATCACTTCCGCGACACGAATCCGAAAGGGATGGAGTGGTATAACAAGATCAAGGATATGGTCAGGTAGTTTGTAGGGAAAACCATACGGGACATCGCGCGCTTTTTAGCCATACACTAATGCCTACATTCAAAGAAATCTGCGAGAGCGTGTGGGAAGAAGCTAACGGCCGCCCGTTGACTTTGACCTCTACGAATCTTGGAAAGGACTCTGGAGGAAACTATTACCTGACTGATCCGACTCAGCGCAACATCGTGAGATGGGTCAATGATGTGAACCTGCAAATCCAGCAGGAGTGCATCCAGGCCGACTTCATGTCAAAGCGAGGACTCTTTCTTACTACGGTGTCTGGGACGCAAGAATACACGAAAAGCAGCGTCCGAGAGATTGATATTCATTCCATCTACGCAGTGCTCGATGGGACCACGGCGCGGCTTCCGGTCTTTGTCCGGTCTTACGACTCGTGGGTTGAAGAGGAGCGCGCTTACTCGGACTCGGGTGGCGCGCCGCAATGGCTGGTACGGACGCCGGAAAAGAAGTGGCTAGTTGATCCAACTCCTTCTGCGATCTACGATATTTATGCGACGTGGTGGATGGAGCCAGGCCGATTCACTCAGTCGGATGATGAGCCGATCTGGCATGAAAACTTCCACGACGTGATTAAGTGGCGGGTTCTCCGACTCTTTGCCGCGGAGTTTTCCTCAGAGGGTGCGCAGAAGCGGCTCAATGAACGAGTTCAGCTGATCGGTATCCCTCTCGAACATGCCTTCAAACGTTATTACGTGCCCTCTATTGTGGGCGCCTCAGCTTTAATGTGAGATCCAAATGGCTACTTCAAACACTGCGGTTACTACGGCGTGGACAAAGCTGGCAGACGATACGGATGATCCAGTTCTCATCCAGTGTCTCTCGGATGTCACATGGGAGTGTGCTGCGGTGGCGACGGAGACTGCGCCGACCGTAGTGGGACATCAACTGCGCGGGTCGGAGCTGGTCATCACGCGAGACAATATCGGAGCCGGTTTCCTCTACGCGCGCGTAACTTCTGCTGTGACTGCAATGTTTGTGGTTACTCTATAAGGTGCTCTGATGTCTGGCTTCCGCGCACTTGATAGGTTTCGGTTGTTTAATAGCTTCAGCTCTGTGGCTGCGGCCACAGCCGGCGATGCGTTCCTCTTCCAAGACCTCCTCGAATCTCTGACCCTCGACGACGCCGCGACCTTCAGCCGCGCTTCGACTGCTTACCATGAGCAGCCGAGCGGGGTGCATGTGCAGTGTGCGGTCAATGAGGTTCGTTGGTACGGCGCAACGCGAGTGAGCGAGGGGGTCTATACCGGTACGGGCAAGCCGCTGATGGAGCCGAGTGCGACGAACCGGATTATCTATTCGTCTGCATTAGATAATTGGGTCGCGCAAACGCAATGCACGGTGAGCGGCACGAGAATGACCGCAACAGCAGGGACAGGCAATTTTGCAACCGGGGCACGTCCTGCGAGTGCTAATACATTTCCACAAGCCGGGAGGTATTGCGCCTGGGCAGATGTAGATAAGGGTAATTTGGGTGCACAGTATTTTGTGCTCTCTGTTGGGGCATTGTCTGACGGCGGAGCATCGGTTACGTTTGACCTTATCAATGGCACAACCAATGCCTTTACATCGACTGGTTACGTTTCCTCCAGCATGGTCGCTTTGGATTCCTCAACCTGGCGCTGCATCGTTGTCTTTGACATAAATACAGACCTTTCGTCTATTGTGCAGATGGGTATGTCAGATGTTTCTTCACTTCACAGAATGATAGACCCGGACGGAACAGAGTACATCGACATTCTATGGGCGCAGATGGAAGCTGGAGACAAACCAACATCCCGCATCCTCACCACCGGCACGGAACTCACCAGAGCAGCAGACGCCATCGACTACGACGACGCGAGCATCACCACGCCGAATCTCTTCCAGGCTGTCACCACCACGCTGTCCGACTCCGCTACCGACTGGATCGGCGGGGTCAGCTACGCCAATGGCACCGACCTCGTTGCGGATGAGCCGCTGACCATCGACTCCTTCACGGTCTACGAGGGTTGCGCCTCTCCCAATTTGCGCGGCGAGTGGACGACCGGCACCAGCTATGCCGCATGTGACTCGGTGCAGTACGCAGGTTGGGTCTATGTGGCGATCAGTACCCACACCTCCGGAGCTACCAGCGAGCCCGGTGTCGGGACTGCTTGGGGCGAGGTATGGGTACGGGATGGGGCAGCGCCGATGCTGTTTACCATCGAGACCGCGACCCCGGCATTCGACTTCTATTTGCCGACCTCCGCCTCTGGCACCTACAACGCGGTTGTCGATTGGGGCGATGGGTCAGCAACCTCCACGATCACTGCGCATGATGACGCGGATAGGCATCACGTCTATGCCTCGGCGGGTGAGTATCAAATCTCGATCAAAGGTTTGTGGACGCACATCGACTATTACACGAAAGAGGAGAATCGAACCTCTGCTGCGCTGGTTAAGTCAATCGACCAGTGGGGTAAGTTGGGGCAGGTTAGCTTGTCAACGGCTTTTAGAGGAGCAACGAATCTAGTTACTGCAAACGCTGCGGATGGGCCATCAAGTAGCGTTACGGATATGACCCGTACATTCTACAACTGCTCCAGTATGACGACTCTGGATGTGAGCGGGTTTGATACGTCGCGCGTTACTAGCATGGCTTATATGTTCCAAAACTGCTCCAGCCTGACTTCTCTGGATGTGAGCGGGTTTGATACACAACGCGTTACGAACATGTCTTATATGTTCCAAAACTGCTCCAACCTGACTTCTCTGGATGTGAGTGGATTCGACACTTCAATCGTCACGAACATGCTCCAAATGTTCGCCGGTTGTTCTAGCCTTACTTCCCTGGACGTAAGTGGGTTTGACACTTCAATCGTCACGAACATGGGCTACATGTTCAATGGATGTTCTAGCCTGACTTCTCTGGATGTGAGTGGGTTTGACACTTCTAGTGTTACGACGATTTTCTACATGTTCTATAACTGCTCCAGTCTGACTTCCATCGACGTAAGTGGATTTAATGTCGAGGCAATAACGGCAGGCGGCAGCGTGGGTTTTATGGCGCTCGCTGCCACTACCACCGCGCTATACGACGCCACGCTTATCGCCTGGTCCGCGCAGACTGTCACCAGTGGGCTAGTTTGGAGCTTCGGAAGCTCGACCTACACCGCCGCACCATCTGATGCAGCTACGGCTCGTGGGGTGCTGACCGAAGCGCCGAACCTGTGGACGATTACTGATGGGGGTGAGGCATGACCATTAACCAGATCATCAAGACCACCAGTCCCGTCGAATTGACCGATAACGCGATCCACTTGCCGTCTGGAACCAAGGGCGGACCGGTCGCAGACTTCGTGCAGACCGGGGAGAACGTCTATGTCTGGGCAGGAGAGGGCGACATTGATTCACGCCCTGAGCTTGTGGATGCCATCCTTGTCGCCTCCACTGGATATGACGGGAGCTACATCGCCGCTGATCTGGCCGAGTATGAGGTACTCCGACCGCTCGGAAACAACGCCGATGGCACTGCAACCGGACCCCTCCAATACGCCAATTTCCAAGGACATTCTCCACGAGAACTAGAGCCTGGGCGGCTGTACCCGGCAGCCAATGAACCCTTCGACTTGGAGTTCAGGCACAAGTGGTTCGACTTCGGCGCGGGTCATCCCGCGACCGGGTGGGGCTGGCGGTGCGAGCTTCACGGCGCGGCTGCGACCCGCGATCCGACAGGCCACGCGATCTACCACTACAGCGATCCTGAGTGGACACAGTATGCCGGGACAACTGGCGCATTCTCACAAGGTCAGAGCGAATGGCAGACCGATGCAGACGGCAACCCGCTGACGGTTTACTACTGCGTCTCTTGGGATGGTGATAGGCAAGCAGAGAAGGCAGATTGGTACTTCGCGGTCCAAGAGTCCGGCGTCTTGCGCGGCAAGAGCCAGCTTTATGCCAATGAGGAATCCTGCCGCTATTTGTTCTGGCAGAACATCCAAGGCTCGACAGGCGGAACCTGGACCGACACCGGAGTAACCGTCATCGGCTACGCGGGCACTCTCTACAACATGAGCGAGATCGTGGTGATGACCCTTGGCGAGACCATCCGCATTGGAGACCAAGAAGGAGAGTTCACCGGCTATTGGCCAACTCCTTCGACCCCAAGCACCTATATCGGCATCGATCCATACGGCACCATGCAGCCGCTTGGGTCATCCTTGTGGCGGTTACTGTAAGAGAGAGAAGCAAATGTGGCAGAGGATAGTGTCGGGTGGAAAGAGATTGCAGTTGCTGGGATCTCCATCCTTGCTTCTATTTCTACTGCTGCTCTATGGGCTGTCAGGGATGCAGACCTGGCTCGCTTTAACGAGCGGTGCGAGGTCATGTCCGGAACTGTCCGCGACATCAAAGTCCACGACGAAAGAATTGAGGCAAAGGTGGATGGCGCACTCATCAGCGTCGGATCGGCTATTGCAAACATGGATGCGCACCGTCGAGAGGCGGACGTTCACATCCGAAGAATTGGGTCGAACGAAGACCGGGTTAATGACATTGAGAGAAAGGTCAGTGGTTTGCTTTCCAATTCCGGCGCCAGACCAGACCCTTACACTGGCACAGATGCGCGAAAGCGAGCCGATGTCGTCGATGCTGAGCTTCGTCACCACGACCGGCGACTCGACGCTCTGGAGATCGAGACTTTTGGCCGGGCAAACGGTAACGGCAAGGTGAGGAAATGAGCGACTTTTCAGACGAGACGAAGTTCGTGTTGTCCCTTGAGCGTAAGAGGACGCGCAAAAAGCTTGCTGAGTGGATGCTCGAAAACAGCTTTGCAACCGGGCACGGCGAGACCTTTGAAGACCTGCTCGATGAGCTTTCCTGGCAGATCGCTGAGGTGCGACAACGGGAGGAAAACCGAAAAGCGTTGGCCCCGAAGTTTTCTGCTGCCCATGAGGAGAACCTGCTCCAACATAGGATGATCCGATGAAAAAGACCCTGATGATGCTTGCGATGTTTCCCCTGACAGCCCTGGCCTGCGAGCTGCAATGGGAGTACGGCGACTCCGACTGGCTCGAAGGCTTTCGCGTCTACCAGGATGGCGAGCAAGTCGGCACGGCGGCACCCGCTGACAGAGCCGGGGACTGCGCGGCACTTGGCCTGGTCCCTGGACCTGGACCGATCACGATGACGGCTTACCGGGGAGAGGACTCCAGCCCGCAGTCGCAGCCAGCGGACTTTGAACTGGTCGCTCCAGGTGTCAAAGTGGTTATCTCGACGCCATGATGACCAAACTCGCATTCCTCTGGCGCGTCCTCAAGATGTTCGTCATCAACGGCTGGCCCATCGTCTACGAGCTTGTCGAGCATGGGCTGGACGGCGACGGCATGACCCGCGAGGAGTGGCATCATGCCATTGATGCTTGGTGCGATAGACGAGGCATGGCCTAACTTGCACAACCGCAGCGGGAGACCACGGAGGCTGACTGATGAAGAACT